AAACGTCGTGCTTCGTTTTGTAGTCGTATGAAGGGTATGAAATCTGAACTCACCTCAGCAGAAACTGCTAGAGACCCAGATTCAAGAATTAATAAAGCATTGCGTCGTTGGAACTGTAAATAAAAAATAGGTATTTGTTATGGCAAATAATGATGTATATCTTGGCAACCCCTTATTAAAAAAGGCAAATACAACTCACGAATTTACTGAAGAGCAAGTTCTTGAGATTGCTAAATGCATGAATGATCCTGTTTATTTTGCAAAAAACTATGTAAAGATTGTAACCCTTGATCATGGTTTACAATCTTTTGAGATGTATCCCTTCCAAGAAAAACTTGTAAGAAGGTTTCATGAAAACCGTTTTAATATTTGCAAGATGCCCCGACAGACTGGTAAGTCTACCACTGTGGTTTCTTTTCTTTTGCACTATGCGGTATTCAATGATAATGTAAATATTGGCATTCTTGCAAACAAAGCAGCAACAGCAAGAGAACTCTTAGATAGGTTGCAAACTGCATATGAAAATTTACCAAAGTGGATGCAACAGGGTATCATATCTTGGAACAAAGGTTCTCTTGAACTTGAGAACGGAAGTAAGATCTTGGCTGCTTCTACTTCTGCTTCTGCGGTTCGTGGTATGTCATTCAATATCTTATTTTTGGATGAATTTGCGTTCGTTCCAAATCACATTGCAGATTCTTTCTTTGCGTCGGTTTATCCCACTATCACTTCAGGTAAACAAACAAAAGTTATAATAGTATCTACTCCACATGGTATGAATCATTTCTACCGAATGTGGCATGATGCTGAAAAGGGTAAAAATGAATATGTGTTTACTGATGTTCATTGGAGTGAAGTTCCTGGCAGAGATGAAGAATGGAAAAAGCAAACAATTGCGAACACCTCAGAATCTCAATTTAAAGTTGAGTTTGAGTGTGAATTCTTAGGGTCTGTTGATACACTGATTGCTCCATCCAAACTCAGGACCCTCGTATACGACTCCCCTAAGACCCGCAGTGCAGGTCTAGATGTTTATATCGACCCAGAGGATAAACACGATTATCTTATCACTGTAGACGTTGCTAGAGGCGTAGGAAATGATTACTCTGCATTTACTATAGTTGATATAACGGAATTTCCACATAAGATAGTTGCAAAATATAGGAATAATGAAATTAAACCTATGCTTTTTCCAAGTATTATTCACCAATCTGCTACAGCATATAATAATGCGTATATACTGTGTGAGGTGAATGATGTTGGAGATCAGGTTGCAAGTATTCTTCAATATGATCTTGAATACAATAATCTTTTAATGTGCTCAATGAGAGGAAGAGCAGGTCAAATTGTGGGGCAAGGATTTTCTGGGAAGAAAACCCAGCTTGGCGTTAAGATGTCAAAAACTGTAAAGAAAGTTGGATGTCTTAACCTAAAGACTATGATTGAGGAAAATAAATTATTTTTAAATGACTATGATATTATAAGTGAATTAACTACGTTTATCCAAAAACATAATTCATTTGAAGCAGAAGAGGGATGCAATGACGATCTTGCTATGTGTCTTGTAATATATGCTTGGTTAGTTGCTCAGGATTATTTTAAAGAACTTACGGATCAAGATGTTAGAAAACGTCTTTATGAAGAACAAAAAAATCAAATCGAACAAGATATGTCTCCATTTGGATTTATTTCTGATGGTCTAGATAGCAATAGTTTTATTGATGATGACGGTGATAGATGGTATGTGGATGAATATGGAGATCGTTCTTATATGTGGGAATACATGTAATGGATTTAGATAAACAGATAAAATTTGGCCACTTATTACTTGTAGATAGAGAATGTAGAGTTTGTGGCGAGGTGAAAAATTTAATGGATAGTTTTTATAGAACGCGCAAGGATCGTGGCCCAGTTGCTTCTTCATATTCATATGAATGTAAAGATTGCACAATAAAAAGAATTAAATCATCAAAGAAAACAAAACCAGCAATTTCGCCTATAGATTATCAATATCCTGATTGGTAAATATTCACGTCCAGTTTCCACTGTGTAAAGTAAATTTTTAATAAATATTTTTTAGATAAACTGAGATTTAACGGAGAAAAAAATGGCGACTCCTCAATTATCTCCAGGCGTACTCGTCAGAGAAGTTGATTTAACGGTAGGAAGAGCTGAGAATGTTCTCGACAACATTGGAGCTATTGCTGGACCTTTTGCAATTGGACCAGTAGATGAGGCAATTGATATTACAACTGAAAATGAACTGATTAGCGTATTTGGTAAGCCCAAGAATGAGGATGGTCAATATGAATATTGGATGAGTGCTTCATCTTTCCTCTCATACGGAGGAGTTCTTAAAGTTGTAAGAACTGATGGAGAAAATCTGGTAAATGCTAATAGTGCCCTGTCAGGTGTATCAACAGATGTAGGTATCGGCAGTACTGGACTAAAAATTAAAAATTTTGATGATTATGAATTAAATGTTTCCACGTCAGATAGTGTAGCATTTACATTTGCAGCAAAAAATCCTGGATCATGGGCAAATAATCTAAAGGTTGCAATTATTGATAACAAAGCAGATCAAACCCTCACTGTTGGTATTGCTACTACATTCGCAGCTATAGGTCGTGGTGTATTAACTGCTTTAACGAATCAACCTTCAGCAGGAGTGGGGACAACTTCAGTATTCAATGGATATTTAAAGGGGATTATTACTGGAATTGGACAGAGTACAATTGATGTAAAAATTACATCATTGATTGATTCCAATGATGAGGAAACTGAAATTGAATATGCACAAAGATCGCAATTAAAGTCGTTTAGACCGACAAATGTAGTATCTATTATTAATAGTGGTGGTACGCCATTAACCAATGCAACTTTACCTGCAGATGGTGTGTTAGATTGGTATGATCAACAAACTATTAGCTTAACAAACACTACTATTTTCTGGAAGTCTATTGCGCCAAAACCATCAACTAACCAGTATGTACTGGAGAGAAATGGCAAAAATGACGCAATGCATGTTGTGGTAATTGATGATACTGGTTCAATTACTGGAATTCAGGGAAATCTTCTTGAGAAGCATGTAAACATTTCAAAAGCATTTGATACAGTATCTGCAGTAAATTCTCCCCAGAAAATTTTCTATAAGAATTATCTCGCACAATTTTCAAATTATATCTATGCCGGAGATAACATCTCTGACGGAGATATCGAAACCGTTTACCCATCAGGATTTAGTTCTGGGTATGTAGGTTTAACAACGACCGAAGGTCTTTGGAATCAAAATGCACAAAGCGTTAAATTTAGTTCTGTAGGAAATCTCTCATATACACTGAGAGGTGGAAAGGATTATTCCGGAACGAATAATGTCGGCGGAATGGTCGCTCAACTTGGCGATTTAATGACTTCATATAGATTGTTCTCAAATAAAGATGAAATTGCAGTCGATTATTTGATAATGGGTCCTGGACTTGGAGCAAAGATAGATTCTCAAGCAAAAGCACAAGAATTGATTTCAATTGCAGAGCAGAGAAGAGATTGTTTGGCAGTAATTTCTCCACACAAAACTGATGTTGTCGATGTAACAAACACTGATACTCAAACTGATAATATTATCGAATTCTTCTCTCCAATTTCATCATCATCTTATGCAATATTTGATAGTGGATATAAGTATACTTATGATCGCTTTAATAATAGATTCCGCTATATTGCTTGCAATCCAGATGTTGCAGGTCTAATGGTAAGAACTGGAATACTTGCTTATCCATGGTTCTCACCAGCAGGACAGCAAAGGGGCATATTAAACAATGCAATTAAACTTGCATACAATCCAAATAAGGCACAAAGAGATCAACTTTATACCGCTAGAGTGAATGCAATTGTAAACCAGCCTGGAATCGGTATTCTCTTATTTGGCGATAAAACCGCACTTGGTTATTCTTCTGCTTTTGATAGAATTAATGTCCGTCGTCTTTTCCTTACTGTTGAGCAAGCACTGGAAAGAGCTGCTCAGGCACAACTGTTTGAATTGAACACTCAAACAACCAGAGCAAACTTTGTTAACATTGTCGAGCCATACTTGAGAGATGTTCAGTCTAAGAATGGAGTTTATGACTTCTTGGTCATCTGCGATCAAACAAATAATACTCCAGATGTAATTGATAATAATGAGTTTAGGGCAGACATTTTCCTAAAACCAACAAGATCAATTAACTACATCACACTTACATTTGTTGCTACTAGAACTGGTGTTTCTTTTGAAGAAGTAGCAGGTAGAGTTTGATTATTAGATAATTAATCACAAAAGGAGTTTTTAAAAATGTCTACACTCAGAACTATTTCAAACTTTAAATCAGCACTAGCGGGTGGCGGCGCTAGACCAAATCTATTTGAAGTTAACCTTGCAAGTTTACCTTCTGCGGCAGTTAACGCTGGTGCTGAATGGGATGCTGAGACATCTAATACATTTAAATTTTTGTGCAAATCAGCAGCACTTCCAGCATCAAATGTAAGTCCTATCGACGTTCCCTTCAGAGGTAGAATTTTGAAGGTTGCTGGAGATAGAACTTTCGATCCATGGACAATTACCGTCATAAATGACGAAGATTTTAAAATTAGAACGGCACTTGAACTGTGGATGAATGGTATCAGCAAATTGGACAATAATACTGGGGCAACAAATCCCACTTCATATATGACTAGTGCAGTTGTCCATCAATTGGGAAGAGGTGGAAGTAAGAGTATGAGTGAGTCAAACACAAATTTGACTCTTGATGGCGGATCTACCATAACCCCACTAAGAACTTACAAGTTCTATGATATTTTTCCAACAAATATCAGTGCAATTGATTTGTCTTATGATAGTTCAGATACTATTGAAGAGTATACTGTAGAATTCCAAGTTCAGTATTGGTCTGCTGGTTCTCCACAAGAAAGTGGTGGAGCAAATGACCAAAATGGCACGGAAGTTAAATAATAAATAGGTAAATCAATTAGTAGTAATACATAATGGCAAAACTATTTGGGTTTTCTATTGAGGATAACGAATCATCTCCA